TCTTAGCAAATGATGTCCAAAAGGTCGCTAAATTCTGTATCCAACAGGCCAATATTCCTGCCGTCATTATGAAGGACATTACGGAGAAAATTGAGTTCAATAACGCGATTAATGAACGTGTTGCTATACTTGAACATACAGTTGAGTTTGAGGAAGAAAAGATTACAAATAAATTATTTGGATCAACTGGCACTTCAATGAAAACCAAGGAGAAGAAGAGCAAGATTAAACTCGCCTCAAAGATAGTGGACCGATCAATTACATCAGATGAAAATCCATCGATTGAAAAGATTCGAAACCAAATTGAAGAACTCAAAGGAATGGTTAAGAGCGCTTCATTAAATGATATATTTATCCCCAATACTTTGACGCATCTTGAGAAATGGGCGACTGGACAGAATACAAAAGCGGCGTTTACTAGCAGCATTGACGAGCAATCAATTATGTCTATTATGTTGTTAAAAGATGTTGAAGACAGTTGGAAGGTGCTCTTGTTGCTTGGAATTGGTGTGTTTACTGAGCATAAAAGTATCGCTTACACTGAAATTATGAAGAAACTTGCCGACAAGCAACAACTATATTTGATCATCGCCGACAGTGATTATATTTATGGTACAAACTATCAATTCTGTCATGGATACTTGAGCAAGGATCTGAACATGACTCAAGAAAAGATTATTCAAGCGTTAGGTAGAATTGGACGTAATAATATTCAACAAGAATACAGCGCGCGTTTTAGAGACGACGATCAAATCAAAACCCTGTTTACCAAGTTCAGATCAGAAGACAAACCCGAGGTATTGAATATGAATATTCTGCTTAACTCTAAAAACCTAAGATGGGATGGACACAACTACATTGAAGTTGCTGAAAACGAAGAAGAGATAGATGAAGCAGTTAACGACGTAGACGAAGACGAAGATGAAAGCGACGTAGACGAAGAGAGCGCTGTTGCGGATAACGAATAAATGGATAAATATGTTGTTTTGTATGATTGTATAATAGTATTTTAATTAACTAATAAATAAAAATTGAACAATTTTTTTCCATAATTAATTAAATAATATAAAATAATTAACGTTAAATATGTGGTCTACCATTTTATTATTAATAATAACGATCTTGTTATTTGTTAGTTCATCGGCGTACAAAAAGATAAATTTCAATAAACCCAAGTGCAATCTACATTATATTAACAACATTCATAAGTATATGTTAGAGAACCAAAAACCATCAAATTCACTCGTTATCCAAAATATGATCTCGCGGTTTTCAAGGACTTCGGGGCAAACTGTCGGACATATCAAGGCGTGTTTGTCACCTGAAAAAACTAACAACAATCCAAAACAAAAATCAAAATAATATATTATTTGACGAATATATTATTTAGTTGTAAACCTACTTAAAGAACCAGGTGAAGTGTCGACTCCTTTTGTATATTATAGTCTTGTAATGTGCGACCATCTTCTAATTGTTTGCCTGCATATATGAGGCGCTGTTGATCTGGAGGAATTCCTTCAGCATCTTGAACCTTTTGCTTCACAGATTCAATCGCATCATTTGGATCAACCTCCACAGTAATCGTCTTGCCAGTCAACGTTTTTATAAATATCTGCATATAAGATATATAGATATAAATATTTAAGTCATTTTTGTATATTTGTTAGTTTATTAGTTAATCAATTCATCTATTCCTTTATTAAAATCAACATCAATTGTCCAACCCAACTGCTTCACCTTTTCATTGCTAATATAATATCGCTTGTCATTAAAAGGTCTGTCCTCAATATATGTAATCCAGTCATCATGTGTAATTGTACCTTTGATTTTTTCTATTAATATGTGAGCAATTTGGAGCACTGTGTATTCATGGTGATCATCGCTTCCAACATTGTAAATTTCACCAATTTCACCCTTTTCCAAGACCAATTGTAACGCAGAGCACACATCATTGACGTGTAAAAACGCGCGCACATTTGATCCATCACCCTGAATTGTCACCTTTTCGTCCAGTTTCAGTTGCTGAATGAAACGCGGTATCAATTTCTCCGGATATTGATTCGGTCCATACACATTGTTACCACGCGTAATAATGATGGGCATTTTAAACGAATGGTAATACGATTTTGCGATCAATTCAGCAGCAGCCTTGGTTGCCGCATAAGGATTAGTTGGACACAGAATTGAATTCTCATTCTTCTTCTCCTCATTTTCATTCAACATGGATTCACCATATACTTCATCCGTTGATATATGAATGAATCGATTGATTTTGCCATATTTACGACTCGCTTCTAACAAAGTGTGGGTTCCTTGGACATTATCATGTGTATATTGGAGCGCATCTTCAAATGAATTTTGAACATGTGACTGCGCCGCAAAATGAATAATAGTGTCTATTTGATAAATTTTCAAAATATTGGCGATCAAATCATAGGAACACAGATTACCTTTTACTAAATGATATCTTTCCGATTTACGCACATCTTCGGCAACATTTGTCTCAGACGCACAGTAATACATTGCGTCTAAATTAACAATGGTGACATCCTTGTTTTGGGTGAAATAGTAATTTACAAAGTTGGATCCAATGAATCCGCATCCACCTGTTACTAATAATTTCATGATAAATATATAATGTAATTTATTTATAGATTTATAACGCTTTTACTAAAATATCAAACATCAAATATCAAACTTAAGTTTAATCTCTTTTTTGTCCCTTCATTCTTAATATTACATTTCGAACAGAATCATTAATTGGCAAAACACTTGGATTTAGACTCACTAATTTGCTGGCGTCTAAACAATTATTCGATCTCTTTGACGCCAAAATCTGGTTCTGTTCTTCTATTGTGAAATTCGACCATGTAAACTCAGGGTCTACTATCTCTTTGTACATGGTTAAGATCTCATTGTGACTAATGACTCCTGGATTAGTTAAATTTACAGTACCAACTTGTCTTCTGAGCGCCAGGTCAATTAAGACTGGCAACAATTCGTCTAAAACTGTCATTGAATTGGGAATTGAACAGACCTTTGAGTAATTGAGAATTTTTGTAATAAAATTACGTGGACTGTCTAATTCGTCTGTAATTGGCATGCGAATGCGAGCGTTAAGTGCGCTGTCTGAATACAATAGTTGCATCATTCGGTCAGTATATCCTTTTACAATGGAATAAGATGAACCGACAAAGTTAGGCAAATCGGACTCAACAAATCCGGTCATTGTCTCTCCCAATAAATGATTGTTGTCATATTCAAAGATACATCCAGTGCCTAAATAGGTGAAATGGATATTCCTTCGCTTACATAATTCCGCCAAAGCAATTGGACTAAACAGATTATCTCTCATGTTCTCTACCAGTTTACCAGGTTTCTCTAAATAATCAATTGTACCAATTACTTGGTTCTCATAAACACCATGTGTGCGCCCAATAAAACTCATAATATGTGTTACAGTACCAATCAATTCAAGTTCTCGTTGAATCGCATTGATGTCATCTGCGCGACACAATGACATGATAACATGTACATTGGAATCCTGTAATATTTTAACTACCTTAGATCCAATCCATCCATTTGCTCCAAAAACTAACACGGTTGGTTCACTTGACATTACTAATAATTAATAGTTACTATTTAAATGTTAATTATTAATATATTTATTTTTGTTTTATTGTTTTTATAAAAAATTTAAAGGATTCTTATTAAACTATAATAAGATGTCACAAGATAACGATACTGCGCTTACTCTAGAGAATAAATCTCTTCATTCCGAGAATAACACTCTTAAATCTGAAATCGAAATATTACATAGAATGTCTTCGGAAAAAGACATTTTGATCATTAATATGAATCACAAGTTGATGAATATGGATGATCAGATGAAGAAATTGGTCGAACAAAATGACAATATAGAAACCCAATTGTCCCGTGTAATGTCATATTTGGTATCATTTGCCGTCGATGTTAGACAGGACTTACATCATATAAAATACAAGTAATTTAATATATGCGTCTCCTGGTGCCATGAGTGCGTCTTCTAGATCCACGACGTCTACGCCGAGTTCGTCTGCCTTTTGCTACTGACGCAGAAGCAGTTCTTGCCGCACGGCGGCGTTGAGAATTAGGCGACTCTGCGCCTGTTTCTACATATCTAATTCGTTCAAGTAGAAATTCTTGTGCATTACGGTCGTCAAAAATTTGTTCATCTGCTGCTCGGCGGACATTTTTTAATTTTACGCCTCTGTCTTTCATTTTCTGTAACATTTTTTCAGCCTTTCCAAAATCATCGTGACCGTTTGCTCCTTGATTTCGCGAAAACGCAATAAGTGCCTTTATTTCACCGTGTCTAGGTAAATGTGCTGGTACATCGGATGAAGACTTTGATGCCATTATATATACATACTAAATATTTTATTTGTTTATTTTATTAGGTATTATAGTAGTTTTAATATGGTTTTTATATTAGTTATATCTTTATAATATACTTTCTCCATCGTATTTTTCCTTTATTTTCTCATTTAAAATAGATATTTGGTCTTGTAAATCATAACTTTCTGGTAAAACCATCTTTACATTTAATCGTTTACCGTCTACTATTCTTTTTTCATATACAAGATGAGGTTTATCTCTTGCTACAATAAGAGATACATATTTTGGTAAAGTTGGTTCACTTTTTTTAGGATAAATATCATTTTCTAAATCATCAACCACTTTATTTGCTTGCGCTAGTTTTTCTAAAATTGACACCTTTTCGGACTTAGTTGTTGCCCATGGTTTATCTAATTTTGGATGTTCAACCCGGAAAAACTCTCTTTCCTTTGTTTTTGCCTTGTCATAAAATTCACGGTTAAAATATACATATTTTTTAAACATATCATATGATATACCATTTGGTAAATCTTTTTTACTACTGCGTTCCCTTTGCGTGCCTGGTAAAATACCTTTAGAATTGGTTTGTTGTTCATTTTGTGTTGCAACCCGTAAATTTTCAAATGTATTATTTAAAGGACTTCTGTCAATATGATCAACACTAATATTTTTTGTTCCTTTGCCGTTTCCATAACAACCTGTTATTATCTGATGAATATATAAATTAATGCTTCCCATAATATAACCATTTTGTAATTTAAACCATGTAATCTTTTTTCCATCATTATTTTGATTTTCATAATCTAATATTTTTTGATAACTTGTGGAACAAATTTTACAAATTGTATCTTTTTCACAATACATTAACAAATATTCCTTTTCATTTTCTCTTATTCTCCATATAGGATTTTTCATTAAATTTGCGTCTTGTCCCATAGACAAATAATGTCCAGGAATATATTCTATTATTTCATATTTTTGAGAAATAATTTTATGATAAGTATGATAAATTTCTACATTATTCCTTCGCAAATCATACCGATTTTTATTTTTAAATATAAAATAAACTGATTCTTCATTGTAGTTAAATATAAAATTTAGATAACTAAACCTTTTGTAATTGTAACAATAAGATGGGTAAGTATCTGATTCATTAACAAATATAAAATTTTTGTTAAAATTAATGATTCTATCCTTATCATTTAAATCAACTAAATATGTGTTGTTGTTATATTCAATGACACCACACATTAATTTTTCATCTGTAGAATATTTTGGTTTCATTTTTTCCGTGTTATTATAATTGTGTGTATTTTTATGATCAATTTTATGATCAATTTTATTTTGTTTGTAGTAACTCAAAGAAAATGGGTTATAGTCATCCATATTATAGTTATTATAATATAGATTTATTTAAGTAGTTTTAATAATAAACAATATATAAGTATATTTGATAGTACAACCCAATCCGCTCAATTTGAGTACGCGAGTCCTCCCATGCCGCTCATGATTCTGAGCACGTTATAGTTGGTCGCGTACACGCGGACCTTGGCAGTCTTGGTTCCCTCAACGGTGGCGTTGGAGAGAACAAGCTGGAGGGTAGCGTTATCGATTCTGGAGAAGTTGCAGGTGCCAGAAGGTTGGTGCTCCTCAGGTCTCAAGGCGAACGAGTACACGTTGATACCCTCATCAGGGCATCTGGTGTGAGACTGGTAAGGTTGGACCCACGAGAAGTAGGTTCCTTCACGCTCAGAGAAACGATCCTGGCCGTTAAGTTGGAGCTTAGCGGTGACGACGGGATTCTGTCCCCAGCAGTGCATGTCCAAAGAAGTCTCAGTCAAAACGAAGGTACCAGCGTCAGAGACGGTGGAGTTATCGAGGTGACCATTGGAGAGATCCTTAAGTTGGGCGAGGATGGAGGGGTCAAGACCACTGTAATCAGGGTTCTGGGGAACAGCGGGACCACCAAAGTTGGTCTCATCATAAGGATTTTGGGGACCATGCCAGTATCCAGTGAAACCAGCGGGGATATCATAATCAAGAGCACCAGCGTCATTGAACAGACCACGGGCGTCAATGAAGGCGCGAGAGTCAGCAGCGACAGAAGCGGGACCTCCGAAAGCGTGGATAGCGTTGGGGAGAGCATCAATGGCGTCAGTGTAGTTGAAGGGTTGGGCACCTAGAACCTTGAACAAGAGAGCATCGCACACAAGGGACGAGCAATAGTCAACGTTCTGATCGGGTTGGACGACCCAGATGAGCTCCTTAACGGGGTGGTTGAAGTTGAGCTTGATCTTATTGGAAGAAGATCCAACAGACTCATCACCAGTGAACTGGAGCTGAGTGATCAAATACTCGTGAGGGTTCTGGGCGAATCTTCGGCGCTCGTCAGTGTCCAAGAACACATAGTCGACGTACAAAGAGGCGGCAACAAGAGACTGGTTATAGGCAATAGCAGCCGGAACGGGGCGTCCGGGAGCATACTGCTTGGCAGCGAAAGCAGCGGAAGCAACTCCAGTACCAGCGGGGGAGTTAACAACACTGTTATCATTGCAGGACAGGGTGGTGACAGCCCACAAGCACTCATCAATAGGGCGGATATCAAGGTTAATCTTGACCTCGTGGTATTGGAGAGCGATCAAAGGCAGAGCAAGACCGGGGTTGGTGCAGAACCAAAATTGAAGGGGGATGTAAAGAGTGGTTTCAGGGAGAGCGTTTCTGGGCGCGCAAACTTGTCTGGGAGCCAATGAATCGCAAGGACCATCAACCTCAGAGAAAGAGGGATCAGTGATGAAGGTAAGTTGAGTAACGTTACCAATCATCTTGAAGTATCCACGCTGCTGCTCAGCAGTCATGGTAAGTTGATTCCAGATGTGCATCCAGTCACCATATTGGCGATCAATTCTTTGACCACCGATCTCAACCTCAACCTGAGCGATGAGTTGCTCGCCGGGGTAGTCCAACCAACGGGCATAAACACCGGATCCAATGCCAGAGACAAAGGAGGCAATGCCCATGAGCTGGTTGATCTCGGGAAGAGTCACTTGCAGATAGGTTCTGTAAGCGAGGTCACCGTTTCTGGAGATGACGCATTGAACTCTTCGTCCAAAATCGGCCTGGCCGTTAAAAGTTTGCTCAATCGATTCGATGGCAAAGTTAGTGTACCTTCTGTAAGTTACCTTCCAGAAGGTGATTTGAGGATTACCTGTACATTTCCTCTACCTTATCTTTC